AAGCACTCACCAAGATGGATATAGTTCTTTCTTTCATGGCAGAGAAGCTGGATGTCACTAGAGAACAGATCGAGACTTGGTACAAGGCGAAGCTTGAAGCCGCTTCGAAGTCTTCGCTGGAAGTCGCGGTAGAGAAGGCCGAAGCGGACAAGTTGGTTGTCGAAGCATGAAGCCTCTTTTGATCTTGAAACAGCAATTTCTATTCACCTGGTAATCGAGGACGACTGATTTGGCAAACACGAACATAAGTATGTGTTTGACCTCGTGCAACAGACACGATCTGTTGAAGGCTACCCTGGAAAGTTTTTACGCGGTCGTCGATATCGAGCCGCAAGAGATTTTGATCTTCGAAGACTCGCAGGCTGAGATGCCGGAGTTTTTGAAAGATTTTATTTGGAAGCAGCGCGGTCTGCGATGGTTGTCTTGCGGCGAAAGACGCGGACAGGCTTTTGCTTGCGCTAAGTTGATTAGCGAAGCGAAACACGACTTCGTATTTTGGTGCGAAGACGACTGGTTGTTTCAGAATCGGCAATCATCTTTCATGCGAGAGTCGAAAGAGATTCTCAATCAACACCCATCGGTCATCCTGGTTTCATTGCGGGGTGATACAGGCTGGCACCCCCTGATTAAAGACGGCGATCTGTATATGCCGGAACCTTATTGGCGCGGAGTGTGGGGCGGCTGGGCATGGAATCCCGGCCTTCGAAGGTTGAAGGATTGTAAAGAGATTGTGTTACCTGCGGTGTCTCGGCAGATAGGCCAAGACGGCCTGAAGCACGAAGAGGCTGTAAGTAAGCAACTGTTAGACGCAGGCTTCAGAATAGCCGACCTGAACCGCCCCATCATAACTCACATTGGTGGTGGACGAAGTAGGGCGATAGAGAAGTTGCCGCCTTTGCCCAGGATATTAATTGCAGTCCCTACGTGCTTCGCTTTCGATTACGAGACGCGCTGGGAACACAAAGGCAATCCAGAGTACGGCAAGGACATGCACGTATCCGGGCCGAACGATCAGACGCAGGCAGTGCGTGAGACGTGGGGCAAGGACGCAAATGCGTTTGACAACGTAGATGTCAAGTTTTTTTACGGAAAAACTAAAGACGGTTATCCGAGAGCGCCTTTAGCCGATGAAATATTCCTTGAGAGCCCGGATGGTTACGGCTCGCTACCTCTTAAGACGGTCGGCCTTTGCAGGTACGCCGTGGAGCAGGGTTACAAGTTTGTTTACAAGTGCGACACGGATACTTATGTCAACGTGGAGAAGCTGCTGATTGAAATACTTGAAAACAGTTTTGATTATGCTGGTTATCTGCACGGCGGGGTCTGTAGCGGCGGGCCGGGATACCTTTTATCGAATCATGCGTGCAAGATAATCGCAACGCAGGGTAACAATCCAACCCATTGGGCAGAAGATGTCCACTGCGCTAACACATTGAAGAACGCGGGTATTCGCCCGCTGATGTTGCCGGGCCACAGACCGGGATTTTCCGCGCACTTCTTTTTTGGGGACGGCAAAGCTTTTGATGCAACCAAGATTACAGACGATGTCATCACGGCGCACGCCGTCTTCCCGGAGCAAATGAGAACATGGCACTCTCTGTCGAAGAGAAGTTAACCGCGTTAGAGCAATCGCCTTACTGGTCTGAGTTTACGGAACAACAGCGCGCCTTCCTGATGGAAATGGCGCGTAACGATAACAATATTTTTGGGGCTTATAAGTTTGCTTACCCCCACGTAAAGACAAATGCTGTTTCGTTTTCGGCTCACGGCCTGATTCAAACTGTAGCCATGCGGGATGCTCTTGACATTCTTGGTTATAAAAAAGAAAAAAAAGAAATTGTTACAAAAAAGGAAGCGCAAGAATTGTTGTCGCAGCATTTGCGAAGGAACGCTTTAGAGCCTGAGACGTTGGTCAAGCTTCTCGGTGTCTACTCTAAGCTTGCGGGCTGGGAAAAGGAAGCAAAAGAGCCTGACGAATCCATGAGTTTAGATAAGCTGGTCGCCGCTGTCGAACAAAAGAGAAAGCATGGTTAACTTTTGCCTACTGTAAACAAATTGGTAGAGCAGAAGATTGCAGACAGGGCTAAGGCGCGATCTAACAGGTTGTTTTTAGCGTGTGATGTTCTCGGATACGACTTCACAGCAGACACCCATCAGGAATTATTCGACCAGTACCCGGCGTTTGACGGTAATAAGCCGTGGGCAGATCAGTTCCCTCAAGGTGATGTGCTGATTCTGTGGCCGCGCGGTCATTTCAAGAGCACTGCCGTTGTGGTTTTGGCAATTCAAGCCATTCTTTGCAACCCAGACATCAGAATTTTACTGATGCAAGGCACCATCAAGGTTACAAAGGGCTTGTTAAAGGAAATAGCCTCTCATTTTGACGGCAGTCACTCGCGCTCGAAGCTGAGTGAGTTGTTTTCAGAGTTTTGCGGCAACAAAAAAGAGTTGCAGCTAAGTTCCGACCGATTTACTGTTCCGGCCCGCACCCGAAAGCAGTTACAGCAGGCAACATGCACCGTAGCATCACCAAAAAGCATTAAAACCGGCCAACATTATGACCTCGGATTCTTCGATGATCTTGTTAATGACGGCAACTACCGAAACCCCTTGTTGCTTGACAAAGTCGAAGAGGATTTTAACATGGCCCGCCCGCTTGTTGATCCGGGCTGCCCTCGCTTTGTCTCCGGTACACGTTATGCATTCGGAGACTTGTACGAAAACATTATTCGCCGCAACAAAGGCGAGTGGACAGTAAGCGTAAAGACCTGTTGGCAGGCAGACGGGGTAACGCCGCGCTTCCCGCAGTACAAAACGAAAGACGGCAGGTTGGTAGGGTTGACCCGCGAGATGCTTATGCAGATCGCATCTGACTCGCCTGGTATTTACAGTTCGCAGTACCTCAATAACCCCATATCGGCTTCCCAGCAAGTATTGCCTGAAGATGTTTTATTAGGTGCCGTCGTAGCGGAGAGGGATTCGCCCGCCTTATCTCAGGCGATGCTGTTTATTGATCTGGCATCGGAAGGCGAACGCCCCGATGATTCGGTTTGCATAGCAGGCAAGGTTGACCGAATCGGCAAGATGTACCTCGTCGACATGGACGGCGGCGTGCTTCCGGTCGCTTCTTTGGCCGTTCTCGTAATCAACATGGTGCTGAAGCATCGGCCTCTTAAGGTGATGGTAGAGAAGACGGCTAGTGCAATTTACTTTGTGGAGTATTTGAAGGTCATCTGCAAAGACAAAGGTGTACAAGTACCCATCGAGTACATCAAGGTTGACAACAAACCCGACGCTAAAAATAAGCGTGTTGAATCATTGGCCGGCCACATAAAAAATAAGCGATTTTTTTTCTTCGCCGGTCTGAAATGTTGGGACAAATTTGTAGAACAGGCTAAACAGTTTCCCAAGGGCAGGCATGGCCATGATGACTGGCCGGACACTGCCGGTTTAATGGCGCAAGTGCTTTCACTTGGTTATAAGGGTACGGCAACGCTTACTCCCGTATCTCGAAACGAAATGATAGATAGACTGTCGCGCGACCCGGTGATGCAAGGCATAGACAACATGGGGCAGGAAACGTTACAGCAATTTGGCGATTGTGGCTCGGAGTTCGCATGTTGACATACTTAACTTGGAAGTCGGACGAACCATCACCCAGACTTACCCCCAATGAAGTTAATACGCTGTTTAGTTTTACGTTTCAGGCCGCGCAATTAGGTTTGTTAAATAACGGGAAGTATGAAGGCGCTAGCCGCCCATTGTATTGGGAACGTACACGAGGAAGTAACTGATGCCCGGTTTTGAGACATTAAAACAAGCCGTTGACCAAAATGCAGCCCAGGCTCCGTTAACACCGGAGCAGGTTAAGTATGAAGGTGCGTGGTCTGATGACACCGCGCTTGGAATAGTGTGTGCGGACATTAATGCGGCACTTGCTTATGAGCAAGCAAAGAGTTTTGTTACCTCAATTGAGGTAGCGGACGACTTGATCCGGGGATATGTTCGTGTTCGCCCTTGGCCGAATACCGACAAGCCGCGATCCGCGCTATCCATGCCTGTTGTGTTGGAAGCAATTGAAAAGATCATGCCGTTTTTGCATCTGAGTATTTTTGGATCAGGCAAAGACCCATTTGAAGTAACGGGTGTTGGGCAGACGAAGAAAAACCCCGCAGTGATTAAGGCGTGGCAATCGTTGCTGCGTTGGTCTATCAAGGTAAGCGACTTCAAGGAAGGCTCCCGCCTTACCATGAAG